GCAATTTCAGTCTGCACGTCGCGCTTACAGTACTCAAGCATCTCCGCCACGAGCACTGGGTCCTCGCTGAACGTGCCGTCGCGCTTGGGTTTGCTCAACAGTTGAATGAGCTTCTTGCCGCGCTTGTCTTTTTGAAAGTCTGCCTGCATCACCTCACCGGCTGTGTCCAAGTCCTGTGGGATGTTGTTTGCGGCCGCGATGGCCATGGAGTCAATAAGTTGATTCCATTGAAGCATGGGCCAACCTAAACGCGCGCCTACGCGGTTCCAGATGTGGTGCTCAAACGACGCATTCCATGCGGAGATTAGACCCCCATTCGCCGCATGGTCCAATACCCACTGGGGTACCTGATCGGGCGTCCACACCTGCACGTCGTCCGCAGTAAAACCTGCGGCTATGCAAATAATTTTTGTTGTGGGGGAGGATGAATAAACATCAAGGCCGTGGACCTTGAGATCGACCCTGCTACGGGTCTCGAAGTCGATTGAAAGAACTGACATAACTGCTCCTAAGGCATGCAGACGAATCTGCGTTAAAAAAGAGCAGAGAGGTTTCCCTCTCTGCTAAAGGTCCAACCAAGGACTCACCATGAAACACACCGAAACTATATCACAGATTTTGTGCGTTTTTGAATTTCACGTTCAATGTACCATTTAGCTTTCTTCAAGTCCTCAATGGCATCCTTCTTTAAGTCACAACGCCAGATGTATTTAATCGCGTTACCTAGGTTAAACCCCATGTGTTCAGTGACTTGAATACACTCAATACCTGACGGGTGTTCAGTGTAATGCGGGGGTTTATTAACTACATCTGGTTTGCTCATTTGAACGCTGTCAGTGCGTATTGGTGCAAATGGGCCCACAAACCTAAGGCAATAAAGCCAAGGTATGCCGCGCCAATTATTCCCACCAACATGGTAAAAGCACCAAGAACATTTTCAAAAATTCGTAAAATTTTATCTTTCATAATTGCTCCTTAAATTTCGCATACGCCGGCCACACAGGCAAGCATTTGAGCGCCTTCCACATTATCGGTGTTTTCGGCAAACTTTGCCCACTCGATTGTTGGCATTTGCGCCAACAGTGTATCGTGCTCTTCCTTGGTGCACTCCTCGTAGGGGGCCTGTCTGTACGTGCCGCCGTCGTGGGGCAGGAACGACACACCAGACATTTCGTCGAAGTGATCCCACACAAACGCACCCACCTTGGGCCACTCGCTTTCTTTAACCGAGATGGTCACAGAGGGCTTGTGCTCACACCAGTGGCGCTGATACGTCAGCCACAGACCTAAGTGGTCAATGGCGTCAATGTCGTCGCGTGTGGTCAAACCCTCTGGCGCCTTTTGTGGGAAGCTGAACACGATCGTGTTGTTGGGCTTCATCACGCACGGCTCGTTGGGGATGCCTTGAGTAACCAAGAACTGTGACAGTGGGTCCTTCATGTCACCGCGCACGCGGCGGACGTAGTAAGGTGAGTGGCGTGGGTGAATGCCACTTGCTGTGTCTGTCAACTGGCTCACAGTACCACTGGGCTTAACGGCTGTAATGGCTGTTGAGCGTGGGATGCCAAGCAGGTCAGCAAACTCAGCGTTGGCCTCTTCGGCAACCAAGCGCAACTGGGGCAACCACAACGCGGCGCCGTCTGGGTTGCTCGTAACCTTGTGGTCGTAGATGCCGGTCAATGACACACCCAACAAACGCTCTTCCTCAGTGTTTCGTTGCCAGACCTTACGCAGGTATGGGAAGTGTGTAAACGTGGCTTGTATGGTGCCCAAAATGGCCGCAATACGCACCTTCTGCTTCAGGCTGTCCAGTGTGTCTTCAGGGCGCACCATAACCTCTGTCAAATTACAGAACTGGTAGGGGCGCAGGATGATCTCACTGCAGGGGTTTGTGCCGAACTCGTAGTTGGGGTCACGCTTGCCGTACTTGGCCACAGCGGCCTTGGCGGCCTCGCGGTTGAAAATACCGCGCTCACCTGAGTGGCTGTTGTACAGGGACGTCCACTCTTCCAAGAACGTGCCCACAGTTGGCTTGACCTCGTACACCGCGCTGTTGTTAGCCAGTGCGCGGTGCCCTGCTGTCTCCCACCAGTTGCCAGACTTGGCGTGGCGGATGCGCTCATCGTTCAGGTCGGACAAAGAAATCATGGCAGAGCGGCGTACGCCACCCACCACAACAACCTCACCGATCTTGCACATTATGTCATGGCACTCAAGCGTGTTCAGCTTGCGGCCCTGTGCGGCCTTGAAGATTTTGATTGTGAAGTGGAACAGGTCAACCAGTGGCTCTGGACCGGATGCGCGGCCACCAAAGGTCTTCAAGGGCGTGCCTGCGGCGCGCACCTTGCTCACGTCCCATTTTGGGACCTCGCCGGCGTACAGGTTGGCTAGTAACAGGCGATATGACTTGGCCCAACCTTCTTTGCTGTCGTGTACGTTGATAACGTGCGTGGACTCAAACAGGCGCTCTGGCACGTCCGGCAGTTTACTGGTGTACTTAGATTCCACAGAGAAGCCGACACCTGTACCACAGAGCAGAATGAACATGGCTTCGTCAAACGACTTGACGTCGTCCACGGGGAGGTACGAACAGTTGTATACGCATGTGTTGTCACGATCGGCGGCTTTCCCAGATGTCATTAGCGCCCGCATAGAGGGCATGATGTGATGGCCAGAGATGGCGTTAAAAATATCTTGCTTCATTGAAGCATCAAGCTTGGGGGTTTTTTCAAAAATGTAGTTCACGTAGCGGTTTACAGTTTCGTTCCAGTCCTCACGTCGATTTTGATCTGGCATGAACTTAGCGTAACGGCTCTTGTGAATGTATTGTTGGTATTGGTTCATTTTATGGTGATAAATTTTAGAGACAAAAAAAGCCCACGCGTGAGAGTGGGCGTCGGGGGCAACAGCGTTTATTCTTCTGCTGTTGGTTCTACAGCTTCTTCAGCGGCTTTCGCGGCTTCCAAAGCTTCTGCTTGCGGGCGGCCTTGGTCAACGATGGCCATGATGGTCATGTTCACGTCAGCAAAGGGAAGTCTACCCAACAAACTGAGAATGTGGTTAGTTTCATCGACAGAAAATTCAAGTTTGATCATAATAAATGTTCAGTATATTAAACAAATTAGGGTTGTAGCTTATAAGCTACAACCCACCAACCTACTTAGACCGCGAAGTCCGAAGCGGCGGAAGAACCACCACCCAAACGATCGCCGTCAGACAACTTTTGCAAGTTGCTCAAACCGCAGGCAATGCCCTTGGAGCCCTGTTGGTTGTACGCGTAGAACGTCAAAGACGCCCTGCCGTAGCAACCAGAATACAACTCTTCTGGGTCAATTATCGGGTTCAAATCAGCGTCTACAACGCCGGGCTTTTGGTACGTGTTAGCGTTGATGAAAAACGAATTTGCGTACGCAGGGTCGTCCTTCTCAGCATCACCATCACGCAGGCCGCCTTTAAGGCCTTTAGGCACTGCACCACCAAAAAGCGTGGCGCTTGCCGCCTTGGCTTTTTCAAACGCCGCGTTGACTCTGTCAATCGTGTCCTTGTCTTTCTTGTCAATAATGATCGACACAGAAAACTTGGGTGTCATCCCCTCTTCCATTGCAACGGCTTTGAACACGTTGACATAAGAAAAACGAACTTTACCGGTAACCACTTTTTCACTAACTTTGGCCATCTTGGCCTCCTTGTTTACTTGTTCGAGAGCCTTTAAAAAGGGCGGCTCCCAATACCCTACTTACGCAAAATCTTCTCTGGCTTTTGACGGGACCAACTTGGGCTCGCCTGCAGGTTTGACAATCAGGTCACCAAGAATATCTTGGAGGTGCCCCTTGCCCACTTGCTTTTCCAATTGTGCCACAGATTTTAAACTGGGTGTGGTGAATATATCATCAATTCCAGCTTTCTGTAACTTTTTCACCGCATCTTCTTGCGCCTCTATCTTACGATTGGTGCTTGTCTGCCCCAACTCGTAACCAGTAGGCACTATGCCATGGTCCGTTGCCTGTGTCAACATATATTCTTCAACATCGGAAAGCCACTTGCGTGTCTTAGCCGCGTCTGAGAGTATCTTTATCAACTCGGTTTCTGACAGGAGTGCCGGCGCCTTGAAATCAGCCGCCGCGGCCACGTTGTTAAAGTCTGCGCGGGCCCTGCACTGTGACTTGGCCCTACAGAATTGACAGTGGCTTCCTGCCATAAACTCCCCTTGGCCGGCGTGTGCCTTTTTAGCCTTGGGTTTAACTACATGCACGGCCCAGTCTTGCAAACTTTCTAGCGTCACTGTTTCGGTGGTGATGCTGTCCAGTCGAGGTTGGTGAATCGTGTATTCAACGTGGGTAATGTTTGGGTGTTCGTCCTTGTACTTGTACCAACCACCAAGGCCGTACAGCCTCAGTTGTGGGTTGTCCGCGGCGTCCACTGGCACACCCTTGCCGAATTTCAGGTCGATTACTCGAACCTTGTTGTCGCTCATTATGACCACGTCGGCTGTGCCGAAGCCGTCTGGCACCCACTCACTGAAGTCCACTCGTTGCTCAAAGTAAGGGGTATCCCCCTCACCAATTTGCGAACGAACGTAGAGCACGTAGTTGTCTACGTACGCCTCGAACTCTTCGTCGTAATAGGGTGTTGCCTTGACCTCTGCAATGGCCTCGTTGTACTCCTTGGCCGTCATCTGTCCAAAATGCCGGCGTAGCTTGGCCTCTGCCATGGTGTGGGCTGTGGTGCCCTCTTGGCTGAAGTCGAACGCGCCTGCTTTTCGTTTAGGTTCGGGGAGTGACGCCTCTAGTCGCGCGCTGGGTGTACAAGACATCCATCGTTTGGACCCTGAGGCACTGAGTAGTGCATGTGTAGCGATGATGCTCTCCTTTATGCAAAGGTGAAAAAGCCCCTCTCGGGGCTTACGAAACGTCGGAACTTATTGCTAAGTACCGACGTATTGTTACGCCGCTTTTTTAAGCGCCGTAATCAGGTCGGTAACTGCACCTGAAAAATCCAACACGACGTCTGCCTTGACTTCAAGCTTACTGCTCTTGTCGTCGCGGTAGTCAGAGGGGAATTGACCCCTCAACGCTATCTCAGCCACCCTGCTGTTAAATGCCTTGTTCTCCACGTTGGCAAGCAACTGGGTTTCCCAGTAAGCCTGTGAGTGGGTGATGGCCATGTCCAGTGCTTCCGCAAACTCTGGGTGGTTTTTCTTAAACGTCTGCGCGGCCGCGGAGCTGATTCCGACGCTTGCAAACATCATTTTTTGGGACGCGCCTACCTTGCCCAACTCTATCAGTTGGTCGCACATCTCCGGTTTAAACTCGTATTTGGATTTCGTTGCCATGGTGTATACCTTATATTCAAGGCCTAAAAAGGCCTTTCCTATATAGAATTACCCATTTTGCGAGGGCTTTTCGACCTTCTGCACCTGAGTATTTGCGTCTCGCACCTGCGCACGGGCCTTTGCCTCACGTAATGCCTCGTTTACCACTAATCGTGTCACCGCTCCGGCCATTTCCTGAATGCGTTGCTCTTTTGGTTTTACGCCCAAAGACGTTAATAAATTTGTTGCTTCGTTTGCCATTATGCTAGTCCTTTTGTTTGCTGTTCTCTAAATTTGCGTAAGTCCCGCAATATGAAATCACGTTCTTCTTCGTTCTCAAAGTGCCATATCGACAGCACGTCTTGATCTTTCTCGAACATGGGGTGCTTGGCGTCAACCTGAATGTCTATTGTAGGCCATCCTTGCTTGACATACTCCACTATGTATCCGTTCACAATTTTAACTCCTTTCGTATTTTAGCAACCGCCGCCGCAAAATGGTAGCGCCAGTATTTTTGGGTCACTGCCAAGTCGTGGTAGTTGTATCCTGACAAATGTGCCTCAATGATTTCCCTCTGTTGCGGGGACAGCTTCTCAGCCACGACGTTGTACACGTCTTGGATGGTGTCTGGCCCCCACGGCGCCCAACCCATGCCGCCGGTGGTAGGTTCGGAGGACGAATCCTCGTGCTCAAGAGGATCCGGCTCTTCGTCTGAAAGCCTGCGGATGGTGGCGTTTACTTTGATCATTGAAGTTTGAGCGCGTTCATTAACGCGTTTTGCATATCGATCTTCCCTTCTAGCACGTCCATGACCTGACTGTCAATACTTTTTTGCATGGTTAGGTGATGAATAATTACAGGCTTTTCTTGCCCCTGCCGGAACAGACGCGCGTTGGCTTGTAGGTAGTCTTCACTGGACCATGGTAGGTCAAACCAAACGATCTGTGCCGTGTCACCCACGTTGCACTGCAGGTTCAGGCCGATGCCCACGCTTTTAGGGTGGCAAAGTAGCACTGGGACCTTACCAGAGCGCCACAGGGCGATTGTTTTCTCGTCGTCAGGGCTAAGTAGCACCGCGTCAGGAAAAACGCCCTGAAGCCGTTTTAGGCTGTGTTTGAAGTTGTAGAACACAATGGTTGGCGTGTCGTCCAACATGTCGGTCAGGTATTCCAGTTTGGTGTCATGGATGTGCACCACCTCTTTGGTCTCTGAGTAGATTGCCCCCGCGGTCATTTGCAGTAGTTTGCCCGTCAGGACCCCTGCCGACGCCGCGGTCAGGGTCTCTGCG